GTATCTTTTAGTTTGATCTGCTATACATTCGTCCCACGGGTAGTCTTCTAAGTTAACCTCAGTCTTTTCAATTTCTTTTAAAACGTAAGGAAGGTTTAAACTATCTTTAAATAGCTTTTTAATGACATTGCTAACTGTGTTCATACTTATATAACGTAGCTATCTTTTTTTTTGCATTTTCAGATTAGGCTGTTATCCTTCCTATACCTTGAGCCCATAAAGAACCATCACAACACTCCCTAGAATATGTGTTCTCATCTTCACAATAGCACGCTCTAGAACTACTATTTGGACTTGCAGGATTCCAACGTTCCCTATAAGGCATAGCCTGGGAACTTCTATTTAATCTTCTACTTCTATTTCTGTTTGTCATATTATTTAGTTTTAATTAATAGTTGTTTAAGTTTTAAAAGCTCTAGTCCTGCTTTAATTTCTGAGGACAGATTGTCTTTAATTTTTTCTTTTGGTCGCTCTTCTTTGTCTAGGAAAAATCCTTCTATAGAAAAACCTTTTACGTCTCCAGTCTTAACAAAGTCTTGCCATATATCTTCGTTGTTTACTTTGACCGCACCCATCCAAGTCCCTACAGGAACATCCATTCCATATAGAGCAGACTTATCTTTGTCTTTGTTCTCTACTATCCAGGACTCCACTAATGTGAGTCCGTCTATATCAAACTTATGTTCTAGAGTTGCATTGTTTTGTTTTCCATTCATTAGGAATAACTCACTAGCTTTCTTTACTGTTTCTCTAGAGAAGTAAATATAGTATTCGTCTTTTCCTTCTTTTCTATAAATAGTCTTGTTAGGAACTAAGAGCGCTCCTAAGATTATCCTTTTGTCTTTGTCTATAGTTTTGAGCTTTACTTTTTTTTGGTCATTTAACGCGATCCAGTTCTCTTCAATGGCAGGCTGCTCTACTAAACTTATTGCGTCTATTCCTCCTAACTCATCCTCTTCGTCTATTATTAATTCTACTATTTTCATATCTATATGTATAACGGGTTAATTAATTATTTTGTATTTATATAGTTGCTCCCTGCACTATATTTCTTTCTAAACTTTGAGCAGTTGTAACATCATTTGAAACTACAAAAGCTCTAACTGGTTCTTGAGATTGATTAGCTATAGTCTCAGATAATTGACTAGAATCTGTTTGCCCTACTATATTAAATGCTGGAGGGATTGAAGGAGGTGCAGCTGGTGCAACTGCTGAAGCGCCACCACTTCCTCCTGCTTTTGGAACTTTAACAGAATTTATAGCTTTAACATTAGCTAAACCTGAAACAATTTCTACTCCTGCAGCTATTGCTGCTCTTATTGGTGCATCTGGAGTTGGTATTGCTAATTGACTTTCTCTTGCTTTGTTAGCGTTTAAATAGGTCGCCACTAAAGCTCCTGCTGATGCAGCTAATTTTCCAGCTTGAGTCTCTGCTCCTAAGATTGAAGATACTCCTGAAATTGCTGTTAAAAATCTTTGTTGACTTTTTTCTTTCTCTGTCATTTCTAAATCAGTTATTTCAGCACTAGCTTTTCCATATTGATCTTGTAAGTCTAGTCTTTGCTTATCTGTTAAAGTTTCATCATTTAATAATGCTTGACTACGTTCTAATAAAACTGCTTTTTTCTCTTCAAAATTTAACTCTTCAAATTCTCTATCTAGTTCTAGTTTTTCTATAATTTTTTCTTGTTCTAGTAATAAATCAGCATCTTCTTTTGCTTTGTCTTCCTCTTTAAATTTATTTCTTAACTCTCGTTCCTTAGTAGCTTGAGCATCTAATAAAGCCTGTCTATCCCCTCCATATTTTTCCTGGTCTAATAAAAGTTGAGTGTACTCATCTTGAATTTTCTTTAACTCTTCAGCTCGTCTTTCGTCTTGAGTGTCTATACCTCCTTGTCTTATTTTTTCTAAAGCATCTTGTTTTTTCTTTTCCTCTGCTATTGCTTTATCACTTGCAGTTTTTCTATCTGTCTCAGCTTTTTTGTCTGCTGCCTTATTTATACTATCAATCTTTTGCCTAAAGCCAGATTGTCTATTTTCTAACTCTAATAGTTTGTCCTCAGTTTCTTGAATACTTTTTTCTCCTGCCTCGTCTACTCCTTCTGGATCAAAAATTAAATTTCCTAAACTACCATATAATCCCTCAGTTAATCCAAATTGTTTACCTAATGCCTTTCCTATTGAGTCTATAGTTTCAAGTAAAACAAATAATGGTAGAGTAATCATTTTTACAAAACCTTCTAAAATTTCTTTATTTCTTTTAGCAGTGTCAACTTGAGATTTTTTAACTTGTTTTTGAGTTAACAACTGAGCTTTTAATGCAGTTATAGTTTCTTGAGTAGATTGCATCTTAAGACCTAAAATATCTTTCTCAGTAGCTCCAGACTCTTTTAGTAAATTAGTAGTTTGAGAAATTAAATTAAATCCCTTTTCAGTTTCTAATACTGATTCCTGTTGGGCAGCTAGTAGATTTTTTTGTTCACTAGTTACTCCACTAACTAAAGCCTTAATGTCATCCCAGTAAGCTACAATAGTTCCTAATGCTACTACTAGTAAACCTATTCCAGTTGCAGCAATAGCACCCTTTAATCCTTTAAAAGATTTAGATAAACCACCAATTCCTTTGATACCTTGAGTAACTCCTTTTTGTAAATCCTGGAATTTTGTTACTGCTCCACCTGTAGCCTTATCTAGTAATCTTGTAGCATCTCTATTTTTAGCTTGTACTTTATTAAGTTTATCTAAAGATTTTTGAACTCTGTTTATTGAAGCTACAGCTTCGTCTCCTCCCTCTACTTTAAGTTTTGCTACTGATGACATTTAATTCGTTTTTAAGTTTATATATAGTTTCTTTGTAATTAGTTGGTAGCTTTTTTGAACCTTGAGCAAACCTTATATTTTTAGTTTCTCCATTTGCATATCTTAAAAGCTCTATAATGTTTTTTATCATAATTGGTTTAATAGTTCTATATCACTTTCTCCTGTTATTAGATTAGTTTCTATAGTGTTAATTTTATAATCTTGTTGGTTAATTACAAGAGTATCATTTAATTTTAAATCATAGATAATCTTTAGAGGCAAGAAGGCTTTAATTTTAATTAGCCTTCTTTTACCATTAAAAATATTAGCTATATAGTTATTATAATTTTCTGCAAATAAAGTTTTAGAAAAACCTGTTGAACCAGTAAACTCATTAAACTCTTCTCTAAAATTTAAGTTTTTTATATCTGTAGCATTTGTTACATCTAAGCCTACACTATTACTAGGTATAAAGTAGTTTGTTAATTCAGAGTTTATATTTGAGCCTGAAGGTGCTGACTTAAAAGAAATAGGAGTAGTACTCCCTCCTGCAGGTTGGTGTACAGGATAAAAAAATAGAGGTTTACCTAAAATAGGATCTTGGTTTTCGTCTACAAAATAACCATATTGAGCAGAGGTTTGCGTGTTAGCAGCTACTCCTGCTCCTGTATCATTTAGTCTTTCATATAATAAATGCTCAAAAGGAATTTGAATTGAATAAGTTGAGTTTGGTCCGTCAAAGTTATCGCCTATATCTGAAGAGCCTGTATATTGCTCAGAACCCCAAGACCTTCCATTAGTTTGGCTATACTGTTGAGCTAGTATAGTTTCTGTTCCTTCATAAAAAAAATTAATTTCTCTATAAGGCAAAGCTATATTAACTTGACTAGCTTTTACATCTACATATTTAGAAATGTCATAAGTTGCTACATTAGTAGAATAAAATTCGTCTAACCTTTGTACTCTTATTTTTCCAAAATTTGGATTTGAACTTCCATTAACTAGTAAAGCATTATCGTCTAAATAAGCCGTTAAATTAAACATACGAAATAAAGTTGTAAGAAAGTCTATAATTTTAATATCTGGAATTTGAGAAGTAATATTAAAAGTAAAAGAAGCCGTAGCAGTAAAAGCTACAGTATAAGTTTCTGTCCAGCCTACTTGTACATTAGCATCGTAACCTCCTAAGTCCCATTTAATTTGAGAGAATACTATTTCAACTGTAGAGAAAATTGTTATAGTATAAACAGCAGCATCAAAAGTACCTCCTAGTTGTCCCCTACCTATATCAAAAGTTGTATTTCCTGCTCCTGTTCCTTGTAAGTTTGCTATAGTTGACCTAACTAATCCATTTCTTGAAATCACTACAGTAAACAAGTCATTACTGCTAGTAGTTAATAAAAGCCTTTGTACGGTAGTAGGTATTCCTGAAACTAAGTTTCCGTTAGTATCCTGCCATATACTTTGAATACCTAAACCAGTTCCGCTAAACATTAAAGTAGCATTAATATTTGGAAGACTAAATCCAGTTACAGGACTAGGAAAGGTTTGTACTAAAGACTCATCGAGTACTCCTCCTTTTTTTCTATGTAACCATAAATGTAAATTATAAAACTCTGCATTGCTAGTATTAAAAAAGTCATCACTAAAAATAAGTGTAGGATATAAATCAGTTATAGCATCTATAATTTCTTTAACTCTTAAAGCATATTTAAGATCTGAATATAGAACTCCGTTGTCATCGTTTCCGTCATAGTATAAATTTCCGTTAGCCTGGGTATTTGTTACTGAGTCATAATATAATCTAGAGGGAGGAGGAACTAAATCTGAATCTTTATTTGAAGCTCCAGAAGTTATTAAAGGACAAAGTATAGGCCCACTTGCAGTTTGTAATCTAGCTTTTACTGTAGCACTATTATACTCTAAATTGTACTGGTCTAAATCTACTAGAGCCTGTAATTTTGAGTCTCCTAGTAAATCTTTTAATCCTACAGTTTCTCCATAGAAAACTATCTTATATGCGTAAGGAGAATTGTTTTTTAGTTCTACTCCTTCAAGACTTATAAATCCAGTCTTGAAAGCTAAGTTGTTAAGTTCAATTTTAGCAGGAGTTTTTCTACGTGCATCGTATCCATTGGTAATATCAAAATTATAGTAATGAAAAAAGAGTTTGTTGTTTTCTTTAGAGGCAGGTATTGTAAAACTTTTAGTAAAAGGAACAAAGACTTTTGCCGGGTCTTTTATGTTTTGAATAGATTGACTAATAGAAACTGTCTCATCTTTAAACAAATCTATTCTTATATAAGTAATAATATCTGGATTTGGATTGTTATCTATATATAGTTGTAGTTTTTGCATTATCTAACATTGTTTATATAATCAAAAGCCATATCAAAACTAAAAGTATATTCTATTAAATTGTCATTTAAAATTGTTTTATGAGTCATAGAACTAGTAGAAATATTTATAGGCACTACTTCGGTAGTAGTGCAAGTAGCATCTAAAAATACTGTTCTAGAATACCATATCTGTTCTGACAATAATAATTGTTCAAACCATTGATTAGTCCACTCAGGATAAAAGCCAGAGCTTAAAGTTATTTTTCTTGTACTAGTTGTATTAAATACTTTTTTAGCGTGATTATTTACACTATAAACTCCACTAACAATAGTATTACTTTGGTAGCTATCATTCTTTTTATTTGTTACTAAAGTGTCTTTTAAGAAAAACCAAACATCTTGAAGAGCTCCAAACTTATTTACAAAAGTAACTTTATGTCCAAACTCATATTTAGTACAATCTACTCTTATTATATTTAAAGTTTTTCCACTAGCATTCCCACTTACTGTAGTGTCTGTAGTACTAAAAGAAACATAGATTAAAACTCCTGCAGAGTTAGATATAGGAATTACTCCTGCTAAGTCTTTAGGGTAATAAATATAATACTGACTATTTAAGTTTACAAATTTAGGATCACCAGAAATTAAAATATTAGGTCTTGAAAATATAGGATTTGAGCCTTGCATATAAGTTCCGTAACCGTCATAAGCTACGTCAGTATCTGAGTTAGTTGTTAAAGCAGTTCCTGAGCCGTCTGTAGAAGCGTGAGAAGTAATCACTGTTACAACTGCTAGAGTTTCTGCTGTATAAGTTCCATTAAAAGTTATATTTATATAATCTCTTAAAAGCTCTGCTATTTCCCAAACCATAGTAGCCCCTGAAGTTGTAGATTTAACTAAAACATATTGAGGAGCTGATGCTCCGTCTATTGTTATAGTACACTTAGTAGAGTTTGGACTTCCTATATCTGCTAAGTCTGTTTTGTATATTGGGGATCTTAATAATATTATTGCCATTATATTACATTAATTGTTATTTCGTTAGTTTGATTGCCTTGACTTATGTTTAATTCAATATCTCTTTCTAGTGCCTCTTCTAGTTTATCTTCTAGTTGTCTAGTGTAAAAATCAAAAGGAGTTGTAAAAAACAAACTAGGTTTTAAACCTGTCAAATAAATACTTCTAGAAATTAAAAAAACCATACTTTTTCTAGGTATAAATTGACCTAAATTATTTCTAGTATTATCTAAACCTTTTTTAATTACCCACTTATCTATAGCTCCTCTTAAACTTCCCTTACCTTTAGAACTTCCTGTTCCAAAATGATAAGGACTTAATGGAGCTTTATTATATCTAGCTAATGAGTTAGGGGGCATCCTATCTGGTGCTGCCCCTTGAACTCCCTGGTCATAAAAAGTTGCATAATCTTCTCCTAGAAAATTAACTAATATAGAACCGTCAGCCTCTTCTGTTACAAGGCTAATTAAACTATTAGCTAAATCCCCATTTGAATTATTAGTTTTAGATAAGTTATTTCTTGCTGCTGATATTACATTTAAAGCATATCCTTCTAATATTTTCTTAACCTCTGCTAACATATATAAATATCATTTTGTACAACTATGCTTACATTTAAACTCCAACCAGCTAACTCATTTTCAAATCTATCATAGAACGGCTCAAAAGTTGCATCTGTTATTACTTGATACATATCGTTATAAATTGCTCCTCCTCTCATTTGTTCAACTAATCTATTTCCAACTTGAAGTTGTGTATTTAATATATCCATTTCATTTGTGTTCCCTGTAAATTGATCTACTACTAGAGCTTTGTTTACATCTACTATATCCATTAAAAGAATAGTCATATTATAAGTCAAGACTTGTCCTCCTTGAACTACATTATTCATTATGATATGAGACAAAGGGAATATAGTTTGCTTTCTTAAATCTACCTGGGAAATATCCCCAAAGGTTACAGTCTTTACATTAGGGCTATTTAAAAGCTCCTCTTCTAGTTTTGACATTATTAGATAATAACTTCTAGCTCCTCTATTATTACTCATTATTTTTTATTTTTAAATTTTGCTGCTTGTAGAATTGTTTTTTCTTTTATATACATTAAAGCTCCAAGGCATTTATGAAAATTCATTTCTGTAATCTCATCTATTTTTGTGATGTCTTCATTTGCAAGTCTCCAGATAGAATGATACCATCCGTATTTAACATTGAAGTTAGCTTCTCTTGATAAATCTGTTTCGCTTTGGGGCTCGAAGAGTTCTTCATAACTTGCAGTAAGTCTTTCTCTAAATCCCAAAAAAAAAGCATACATCCCATTACTAAACTAAGAGGCATCTGTTTCATTAACTCGTGATAAGTGTCTCCTTTATAGTCTTCTAACTCATAGCTACCTTTGAATTGTTGTGCAACTGGTCTATATAAAACTGCCATAGCTTTGTGCATTTGTTCCCAATCTACAATATAAGTATCGACATCTACATATTGACCAAAAGTCATATCGTCTAGTTTTGGAATAAATCCAAGCTCAAGATCTTTATACTTCCACCTAGAAATTAATGGAGGTTTTTCATTTAAGCATTTATTTATTTTATCACAAATACTATAAACATCACTCATTTTATAAGTATAGGTTGTAGCTGGAGGGACTCCACAAAATATCTCTAGCATTTTTAAAGCTATAGTATCTTCTGTTAATTCCTCTTTAACACACTCACGTAAAAATCTTTGATATTGCTCTAGGGTTATTTCCTCCATTCTAGAAGGCACTATTACTTTTAATTCCATATACCTATATAACGTAAGAATTAATTTTTTTAACAAAAAAAAGGGTAGCTTTTACACTACCCTGATTTAAACTAAAACTAAAATTCCTATTAATAGAAAACTAAATATAATAAAATTATTACTAAAGCACCTATAGAAACAAATTTTAAAACTTTAAATATTTCATATTCTTTCTTAGGGCTTCTCCCTTGGTTACTTCTATATTGTCTCATAACTCTTTCTCTTTGTAGTTTTGTATATTCTTTATTACTCATTTAAAAATAATATTTTAAATATTCTATATATTAATTTCACACAAGACAATAAACCTACAGAACAAAAAGTAAAAGCAAATATTATAGTAGTGAATTGAATTACAATTGCTGCCCAATTGCTTAAAAAGTTATCTAATTTTTCTTTAGTCATATTTATTTTTTTTGAGTTAAGTTAGGTAATCCCCATTCATTGTAGGTAAGTTCTAAATCTAAAGGAACTCCACAATCTTCTCCCTCACAATTAAAATTATCTTGAGGGTTATCATATCCACATAAAGAACATATATTTTTTTTTGTCATTATGAAACTTTAAAAGTTTGAGGACATTCTTTTACAAAATACTTTGCATTAGGTAAATCCTTATTTGCATATTCACAAATTAATTTTGCTAGTTTATCTTGCATTTCAAAAAGCTCATCTTGGTGTATCATATCACATAGGAAAAAATTGTCTCCTAATATTTTTGCCATTTTAGTTATAAAAGTTTTATTCATTTTAATTAATTTAAGTTAAAGAAATTTTGATTTGTCTTTGAGTAGGTGCTTTCATAATACACCTTTTTGCTATTGTAGGATAACTCCTTTATTGCCTCGTTAGGTTTCGCTTTGACCTTTGCTCACTCTACCACTCCGAATATTTTGGGGAGTTTTACTTTAACAATAATATAAAGTTACAAAAAGTTATGCACATTTCCAAATCATTTCCAAAAATCTACATTGCCACACTTAGGACAATAGAAACAAAAACCATTTTGAAGAGAACCTGTTGGAGTCATTTGTATATTACAAGACCTACAGGTTTTACCTAATTGCGTATTTTCCATAATTAGGTCTAGCTATCTTATTATAAATTCCGTAACGTAAAGCATCACAAAAATGATTGAATTTATCCTGGGGTTGGTTTAGAATATTTCCATTTTTATCTTCTTTCCATTTGTAGTTTCTAAATTCTTTTACAGCATTAGTAGAGTTTTTAGTTATATGAATTGTATATCTTTTTAACATATCAATCCCTATGTTAATAGAGTCTCTACCTTTTGTACTAGGTTTTATATTCCAGCCGTATCTATGGAGTTCGTCAATAGTCTTAGGCTCTGCAGAGTCTGCAAAGATTTCATCACGTCTACCTATACCTAAACTTAATAACTCGTTATGTATATCTCTATTAGTCATTCCTGTCCTATAGAATAACTCCTCGCAGTATATATTAGTATCGTGTAAGTAAATTTTACACAAAACTGAAGGATCATTCGAAAAGCCAAAATCCATTCCTAGACTTATAAACTTAGCATTTTCTGGAACTCTTTCTATTTCTCTATATTCAAATATTGTAGACTTGGATTGACCAATTTCTCCAAGTCCATATATCCTCCAATAATTCTCATCTGTATATTGAAGTCTTTCTATTTCTTTTACAATAGACTCCTCTAGGAATTTATTATCTTTATATGTAGTCCTATAAAAATCAGCATCTTCTCTAGTTTTTACTTTGTCATATATCCAATGAAACTCATCACTAGGGTTATAGTCTAGTATTACTCGTCCAATAGTTCTAAATATTAACTGATTCCAGTCTTCCCAGAAAAGTTCATTTGCTTCATTAATAAAAAGTAAATCACGCTTTCTCCCTCTTACTTTAGTTGGAGAATCTAAACTAATAAACTCTATTAGGTTTCCATTTAATTTGTATTCGCTACTTGTCTTATTGTGGTCAAGCTCATTATAAAGATTATTGACTTTAAGTATCTCAAAGAAATCTCTCATTGCAGATGTCCTAAGTGCAGGAAAAGTTTTTCTACATACACTTACTATTTTATTCTTATTTCTTAAACAATAACCAAAGACAATCCACATTAAAATATTATAAGTCTTCCCACTACGAGATCCTCCCTGCTCTATTATGATTTTCTTTGGACTAGTCTCTAAATGTTTCCAAACTACATTTGTTTTTATATCTCTCACTCAATTACTTCAATTCTAAATTCTTTGTTTTCTCCAGTATCAATTTCTTGTCTAGGAACATAGCCACGAAGTTTGCCAATAGTCTTTAAATAAAATATTATAGAAGTTTCCTTTTCTGCTTTTATACAATCAAATAGCTTAGACTCTACAAAATCTATAGAAGCATTTCTAATGTCATCTACTTTTAGTTTATACTCCTCATCTTCATTAAGCCATCTATAATGAGTCCTTCGGTTTATTCCTACCTTTTGCGAAGCAAAGGAGACAATACCTAATGAATCGTCTAGAGCTTCTAACATCTTTTCTTTATTATTATTTGTTTTATCTAGCATTATATTTCTTTTTATATTGAGACATTTGGGACATCTCGCTACTAATATAACGTTAAAATATTTAGTTTTATAAAGTGTTTACAAAAGATTTTTCTTTAACCTCTTCTTTTTTAGCTAGTAAACTTAGGAAATCACTTAGCTTATTATAAGACTCCTCATCGTTTAGCATAGCTATTTTTTTCATTAGGCATAATAGTTTTTCTTGGGAAATAGTTTTAGACTTTATAATAGCTAACCAGGAGTTGAACTCTGGTCTTCTTAAACATATTTCTTTAAAGAGGTTTACTCTATAATAAATATTAGTATGGTCTGAAGTTTTACCATTGTTTATATAAAATTCTGCAATAGATTGATAAGTTTTGTCTTTTACCTCTCTCATTATATAATCAAAAAAGGCTCTAGCATCTACGTGACTTTGGGTTCTACGATTCTCGAATATATTAATTTGGGTTAAATTCATTACTAAATTTGCTATTCTATCATATTCATTCATAATATAAAGTTTTATATTTATTAGCTATAGATTCTACTACGTCAACTGTAACAGCATTCCCACACATCTTATATCTTTGAGAATCTGAAATCAATCCCTCCACTCCATTTTTAGTCCAATCGTCAGGAAAACCTTGTAGTCTCTCACATTCAATAGGAGTTAGTCTTCTAATTTTAGAATCTAATGCTACTCCATTTGGGTTAGAGCTTCTTATAGTAAAAGCATCTTTGCCATTATCTTTACTATAATTTCCAAATGTTTCAGAGTTACCTAATTGAGTAGGTTGTACTACAGCCATATTACATCCTGTATCTAAGGTTTGAGATTGTTGTGTTCCTACTCTTCCTCGTTTGGTTTCACTACGAGGATGAGATAAATTTACAGAGTCTCCTGGTTTAGCTGTTTCATAACCCTGCTTAACTCCAGAGTTTACTTTTAAACCTCCACTTTGAAACAAGGAACATCCCCCCCTATCTTCAATGTCTTGCAATGAGAATTTGTTTTTATTGGTTGCCTTTCTCGGAAATTGCTTTTCTCTATTCCTTTTAATGCTTTTTGTGAGAGGAAATATTTGTTTTCCACTTCCTTCTCCAAGTAGTCCAACAAGATAGACTCTCTCTCTATTTTGGGGTAGAAACCAACTTGTATTAAGCAGTTGCCATTCAAGTCTATAACCCCCAATGTTGGCAAAGGCTTGGATAATTGCCCAAAAGTCTTCGCCATTATTTGAGGAGAAAGTTCCTTTAACGTTTTCCCATATAAAAATACGTGGTTTGCATTCGCTAATGAGTCGTATTGCTTCACTAATAAGGGAGCTTCTATTTCCCTGCATACCTTTTCTTTTTCCAGCCATACTAAAATCCTGGCAAGGTGACCCAAAAGTGATGAGGTCAATTTTTGGTAAGTCTTTTGATTGAATATTTGTAACTGATCCGACATATTTACTAGATTTAAAATTTTGTTTATATACTTCAATAGCATATTTATCTATTTCTGAAAAGTAAGATTCTATTTCAAACCCTGCTTTTTCAAATCCTAAATGAAAGCCACCTATTCCACTAAATAAATCTAGTTGTCTTAGTTTCATTTATAAAGTACCTTTTATTATATATTGGTCTATATCATAGTCTGCTTCTATAAAGTCTCTGTATATCTCGATACCTGCCATTACAGAGGCTTCTCCTTTTAGATAGAAGTTTTCTGAGCATTCCCAAACTCCTATATCTAAATTCTTTTTGTCTATACATAGAAACTTAAAGTCCTTGTAATCTATGCCAAATAGTTGGCAATAGATATAGACTTGATTATAATACTTATAGGCTTCTGCAGACTTATAGAAATTCTTAACATCTATAGTAGTTTTTAAATCTACTAAGCCTCCATTATTTTTTAGCACATCTGCTTTGCCTCTAAATGGATAATTATTAATTTCTCCAATTACAGGAACTTCAAACTTTGAGTCTTGCATTAAAGACAAGGCTGTTTCATTTCTAAGTAAAGCATCACATAATCTTTCAGCATCATTTTTCTCTTTCATTGTAAAAACTTGGTCGTGAAACTTTTTAGCTTCTTTATACTTATTAGTATTTTTACTTTGAACATCTACAAAAACAATATCATTTACTTTCTCTGGTTCTAATATCATAGTATGAAACAAATGCCCATCTCTTAAAGGTTGGGTTTCTGGAGAACCATATTTAGTTACATATAAATAAGTTTTAGCACTATCTAAAAGAAGTTTAATGGAACTACTAGACAAAGCATTTTTACCTAAAAAACCATAGTAATACTCGTCATCGTGCATCTTATCTAATACTTCTTGTTTTTCTATATAATAACCATCTAGTAATTTAATTGAATTTGTCATAGGCTTTATTTTTGTTTTTTAGAAGTTTTATTATAATCTCTTTCTCGTGTATAGTTTTATAGAGAGTAAGATTCTCGCTTTGTTCTTGTAGAACTTTAGACCTTAAATAGTCTATTTCTGCTATGTAAGTTTCTAGCATAATGTCTTTATAACTCATTGTTTTGTTTCTATTTTTTCGTTATCTGTTAATTTTTTACGCAAAATATTTCCTTCTAAATCTATAACTGTATAGCCTTGGTTTTTTAAAAGCTCTATAGCTTCTTTAATTAGTTTTACTCTTTCAAGTATTCGACAATGTTCAAATATTTGATTTTCAAATGCGTGGGGTTTGTGTGCCATTTTTCTTGTTTTTAATTTATTAAATTTTTAAATAATGAATCATAAATTAGTTAAAGATTTTAATTTTTTAACTTTAAGTTTTAACTTCTCGTTTTCAGATTCACACTTACGAGCTCTTTGAATAGCTCTAAGTTTATCACTACTATACTCTTCTAGTATTTTATTATGAATATACCTATCCTGTTGGAGGTTGTTACTATAAAATAAAATTTGTAGAAAAGCGTGAGTGAAGTCTTTTAAGTCTTTATGTGAAGACTCTAGTTTCCATTTTTGTAATAGGGAAATACAAAGTTCTGTACTATTATAAAATTCTAAATCTTTTAAGTTCTCTGCTTTATTCAAGATGTCTAATTTTTTCTGTTATAAATATAATAAAAATAAATAACTTAATCTGAGTTCCAATTTATTCTAGATGCTAGTTTCTCATCTAACAAATAAACTTCCTTTAATTCTTTCTTATTATTCCAAAGAGAAGTACTAGGGCAATACAATTCTTTAGTCTCTGGCATTTCAATATCATTTAACCAAAACAAATAGTTCCCTTTGTCGTCTGCTACAAAATAGAGTTTAACTATTGACTCTTCTAAAGCCATAATCTTATCATATTTATATTTTTCTAGCATTTTTTGTTTATAATATTTATTTCTAAATTTCATTTCAATTCTACAAGAGAATCCTTTAGGGGTTTTACCCTGGGCATCAAAATGCTCATAGCCTCCTCCACACCACTCAAGCTCCCAACCATCAAAGTTTAATAGACTTACTACAGCCTTTTCATATTTATTTACTTGTTCAAGTGTCATTTACTAAGTCTGTATTTTTTAGACTTTAAAAACAAATCTTGTAAGTCTTTAATCCAAGATACAGTAGGTTCTGGTTTACAAGTGCAGGGAAGATAATAGCGATGAGAAAAATACTTAGAATGTAAAAGACAAACTAAAACAAACTCTTTGTGTTCTAAAGTGTTCTTAGGATTTGCTCTAAACTCTTTCCAATCAAACCAATCTTCTCTATCCATTTCTATCAATTTTAAAATTATTTAAAGCCTCTTGTCTGTCCTCACACCCACAAGATTCATAACCTAAAATATCAATTACTATTTTTTTTACTAGCCATTTAACTCCTGTCCATTTAAAAACAAAAGCTAGTTTATCCCCAAGTTTTAGACTCATAATATTCAATTATTTGTTTTTTTATATTTTGTACTGTATTGTATAAAGAGTAATAAGAAATATTAGTGTCTCTACTTAGTTGACTAATCTTTTTATTATTTATAAAAATTTCCTCAAATATTTTTCTTTGATAGAAATTAAACATTTTATTCTTATCATAGTCTTTTAAAATATTCTCATCGTTTTTTACAATATTAGTAAAAGCTAAATAGTCATCGTGCAAATACCATTCCTGGATAGCTTTGTGATTATTAAAAGAATCGTCTAGAACATTGTCATTTAACTCTTGACTTAGTTCTGGCATATAATCTAGGCCCACTAGCTTTACTTTTTTCTCTGCTCTTTTTAAATCCCCAAACATTCTATATAAAGTTATATAAATAAAATAATGGTTAATTTCATTTTCATTATACATTATAGAAGTCTTATGTTTTTTAATGTAAGTATCTACTACGATATACATTTCTTGGACAAGATCTTTTGCAGTATCAATATTACATCCCCAATGCTTTAAATATCTAAACCAAAGCTCTTGATTCTTTACCAATTCCTTAATACTATCGTCCATTAAGATAGTAATATACCAAAAATATTTAAAAAGGTTGTCTAGTCTTATCTATTATTTTTTTCATAATACTAACTCCATTTATACTAAAACCTACATTATTTATTAAAGCTCTTAGTCTTATGGGTTCATCAATACTTGTAGGTCTTCCTCCTGTTTCAACTTCTTTAATTTTTCTTACGTGAAGCATACTAATCATAAACTCTGTAGGATGAGAAATAAACCGATGTACAACGAGGAAGTCGTCAGCACGATTGACGAATTTTCCCCCTCCTTCAACATCAGCTGCATTTGGAGGAATAGGATGTCCTGCATAATCGTGTCCTATTCTATGAGTGTATCTTAAGGCTTGAGTATTTGCGTGAGTGTTTAACCAAATTGTTATACCATTTTTCTTACAAAATATTCTAAACTCTGTAGTAGCTTGGTAATCATACTCGTGTCCACCTACAGAACTTATTAGTTTCTCTTCTTTAATTAAGGAATTATAAGGATCAATTAACAAGCCATTATAATTCCAAGCCTCTTTAACAGCTTTAGCTAAACCTAGTAACTCTCTATAAGTGTACATTTTATTACTATCTATAATTTTAAAGTTTTCATAGATAAACTCTGTGTGCTTTTCAAATTTTTCTTTAGAAATTTTATCTATAGGTTTCTCTTCTAAAAATTCTACCATCTTTCTAACTATAGAATAGGCTTCGTTTTCAGAACTAAATATTAGCCATCTTAATTTATGTTTAATTGTATAGGCTAACATCAAAAATAAAACTATAGTAGTCTTACCTGTATTTGAATGTCCTAGTATAACATTAAAGTTTTGAGGTTTGTATCTAAAGTAGTCATCTATTTCAGGAAAGCCTAAAGTTAATCCTTCTATTACTTTTCCTTCTCTAATTTTATTTAAGTGCTGTGTAACTTTCTCGTAATTTATTAGCATCTAGTAAATGTAAAAAAAAAAGCGAAGTGATTAGCTCCGCTCTTTGTGTTATTAAAATGGCAAATCTTCTTTGGCTTCTGCTCTAGGAAGATGCTCCTTAGCTGGACTTGAAGCATTATTGATAGGAATACTTCTCTTTGCATAAAACTTATTAGCATCTGCTTTTTTAGTCATTATGTCAAGAATTACTTTCTCATTTCCTTCTGCTCTAGCTTTGGTTAACATTTTAATAGTCTCATTAATGTCAATTAGAATGTGCATTTTAATAAATTCATACTTAGATTTAAAAGGTGCTACACTATTCCAATATTCAGTTTCAAAATTACTCATTAGTTTTTAATTTTAATTTGTTATAAAATAATTCAGTAGTTTCTAACACAGTTGAACTTTTTACGTTTTCAGTATTAGAATAAAATAAACACGCACTTCTTAGGCAAGATTGCCATTCAATAGAACTTTGTTGCGATTTAGGTTTTGCAAATGGAACTTGTTTAGTTGCCATTGCGTTTCTAATTAATTTTGCTGTATTGTGTTTAGCATTATTAATTTCAAATTCAATCTCTTCCCCAACCTTTTTTTCGAATTGGGTTCTAGTCTCATCATTCCAAACTGGTTGCTGATAAAACTTAAAGACTTGTCCATTAGCAAGGGTTACAGAATAAACTTGTAACTCCTTGAAATCAGACTCTCTTTGAATAAATGTAATTTTTCCTGTCATTTTTCTTGTATTTAATTAATAAGCAGACTTTCTGCTCTTTCTTTTTGTATTGTAAGTAATTCGTTTTCTTTTTGTAACCAGTGTACTTTTGATTCAAGTAACACTATCCTATTGTGTAGGTTCTTAGTCTCTGTATTCATTATGTTTCTCTGTTTAGACTTCAAATATAATAAAAATATTTATATAAAAAAAGAGGATACTTGTCTAGCGACTTATACCCTCTTTCAATTACAGAGAAAAATTAGAATAACAAATATAAAATTTTTAATCTATATTAAAAGCCTTGTTTAAAACTTTGTAGTACTCTGTTTTTTCTATAAGCTCTTGGGTTGTAAACTTAACTGTCTCTCTACTTATTTGTAAAATCTCTAAAGCAATTTCATATCCATACTCTTTATTTAAGTTTAAAGCAAACTCATAATTTTTACCTTGAGAGTGTACATTGCACCCGTAACACTGGGGGCGGCAGTTGTCCTCACTCCACCTAGTAGAATAGTGTCTACGACTCATAAAATGTCCACATTGCATAGAGTCCTTGTAATGTTTTACACGAGGACAGGTATAGCATTTTACAAACCCATTATGATTTGCATACTTTAATCGTATATATCTACTAAATTCAGCATCTAATTTTTTAACTACCTTACCTCGAGTTGGTTTTTTTTTCAAAATTTCCTTGCATTATATTATATTAATATTATATTATTAAGAATTATATTATATAAGACTTATACTAATATAATATTTAATTCTTAGAAATTTTCTTGTATTTTTCTATTCCTCTGGAGCCATAGTAGGCTCCAATTATTATAGATAAAACTCCTGATATAGAGTCTAAAGAGTATTCTAGAAACCAGCCTATTACATAAGCAACTGAAAAGAATATTAATATTGCAGGTCTTACATTCTTACTTAAAAAAGAATCACTAGTCATATCTGACTCCCACCTTTTAGTAACCTCTAACATTTCTTTGTTGTCTATTTCAAGTAGTTTTAAAGCAGTTTCCTTGTCTTGGATAGGCATAGTGTCATCTTTGCTTATTAAGTTCTTTAAAAGACCTAGAAAGCCTTTGTCTGGAATATTATTACTTAAAGATTGAAACACTCCTCCTTTGCCTATTAGAAATTGCCCTACCTTGGTATCTTTAAACTTTTTTTTCATTTACCTTTTATAAACTTTTTTCTCAAGTTGGTCTATGCGTTTGTCTAGTTGGTCTTCAAGTTTTTCTAAATGGTCTTCTAAATAAGAAATTTTCTGGTCTATTATATCGTGAGATTGAGCAGGAGGAAGTTTCTTAGCTACTTCTATTTCTGCTTTGTTTAATTCTATTTGTTTAGTCAAAGTAGAATAAGTCATAGTAATACTTATTAAACCTCCTATAACTAATATTAGAGTTTTTAAATCTAAGTTTAAGTCTGGTTTACCATCCCCATCTAAATCCACATTTACATTTTTATTCATATTCTTTTTTGGCATCAAAACTTGGGCAAAGTTTTTTATTAGTAAAATCTCTATGCCCATAAACTTTAGCTAAAGGAAACCTTTCTTTAAGTTCTTTAATAAGTTTATCTAAAGATTCTTTTTGTTTTATAGTTCTAGTGTCTAGCCAATTATCCATTCCCCTATCCATACCTCCTATATAGCAAATTCCTATTGAGCTTCTATTGTTTCTAAAACAATGAGCTCCTATAGTCTTTTCTAATCTTCCTGGTTGAATTTCTCCGTCTAATTTGATTACATAGTGATACCCTACGTCTGCCCAGTTATTTCCGTTGACGTGCCAATCTCTAATATCCTCGACATCAAAGTCTTTTAACTCTGGAGTACCTGAACAGTGTACAATAATTTTATCTATTTTTCTCATTTATAATCCTACTTATAGTATAAACTATAGTACAAACTAATAGAATAATTTTCAATCCCATTTCAATCTCTGTCATAGTAACAGCAAATACTAAGGAATTTAAAAAATATAACTTCAAGTCTGTAGTGTCTAGCATTACTCCTCTTTTATAACTTTAAAGGATCCATCTTTTAAGTCTACATTAATCTTGCCGTACTTTTCCTCTAGAGCTTTTTTTGATTCAATTTGTTCTAATTCTATTTCAGCATAGATGTGTAACAAGCTATGCTTTTGAACTTGTAAAACTCCTAAATCATTTCTAATTGCAGCTTTCTTTTGCTCTTGTTCTTTTAAAGACTCTAACTCTTTTTTTGATAATTTTGACATTTTATTGTTTTTAAGTGAATAGTAAATATATTACTTTTTGTCTTTTTTTACTACTTTTTTAACTCCCCACAATTCGTCAGCAATTTTCTTAACTCCATAGGCTTTAATTTTTTCCTCCTCGTGCTTTTGAATAAACTCTTGTCCCTCACTATAGTCAACAGTAATATCCCCATCCATAGTTTGAGTAGAGTACCAAACCTTTATTTGGTTGTTAATTACTTCTGACTTTTCTAGTTTTGTTTTTTTCATAATATTTTTATTTCTAATATACTAATTATTTACATTGACAGTTCTTTTCTAACATCTCAACTTTAGCAGTTAG